CCGGCCGTCTCACTGTCAGCACCCGCGAGGACATCCGCGAGGGTCGTGGGCGTCATCTCCAGCAGGTTGGTCTGCAGGGTGGCCTCCACGCTTTGGCGGCGTTTGAAACCCTTCGTGGGTCCGAGTTTGCCGTCTGCTTCCATCTCGCGCAGGGTGCGGCCGGCGGTGAAGGTGTTACCCCCACGGGTTGCGCCGACGAGAACGCCTGATGCTTGTGCGTCCGCGACGGGGGTGGATGCCGTGCCGTCCTCGAGGGAGGCCACGTCAATGTTTTTGTACACAACACCGGCATCAATAACCAAACGGCTGGCGGTGTTGCTGGTGACTCCTGATGCTCCTTGAGCCATAGTATTACTCCTTTTCTGCCGGTGGTTTTGCGTCCGGCTTGAATGCTGCCGCCAGGCGTTGGCGGCGGTTTTGACGGTTAACAACCGACGGTGGTGACTGATGTTGGAAGAGGGCGGGGAATGTCATGAGCATGCGCTCGTCCTGCTCCTGCAGGTACAGGCGCAAGGAATGGTCCCACGGCCCCAGAGGGTCCCGCTGCTGGCTTTTGAACCGCCGGTCGGCAAGAATACCCTCAGTGATTCTTGGGGGCAGCCATACGGCCTGTGTGCCCCACCATGAAGATAAGCGTGGGTTGGCCTCAAGGCGTGACTCTCGAATCGGCCGGTGGTTCCTGAGGTCCACCTCGGTCTGCTCTTGGTAGAAGTGCGGCCGCATGGTTAGCAGGCACACGACCTCATCCACGTTGCGTTCAAGGTACGCGAGCCACTCAGGTAGGTAGTCGCCAGCGATGACGTCATCTTCAAGCAGCATGACTGGGTTGCCCCTGTACGTGCCCTCAAGCGCAGCGCGAGCGTTCAGGCGGTTCTTAATTTGCGTGCCCACGCCGGTGTCGGTCGTGATGCACCTGGGCTGAATGTCGTGCCGCTCGAGGCTGGCAAGGGTCTTGTCAAGTACCGCTTTACGCGTGTCATGCGTGAAGATACCCGTATCCGTCACAGGCTACTACGCAATCGGCGCACCTCAAGCGTGAAACTAAGCAGGTGACGCCCACGGTCATCCACACCCAAGTAAGCAGGAAACTGTGGCGCACGCACGTACGGGTAAAAACGCCCCGACGATAGCGTCAACGACCGGAACTGCGCAGCATCCCACACAGCCTCCGCCAGTGTTTCAGCGGCACCCTGGTACAAACTACGCACCAACACCTGCACGTTCGCACGCTCATCCGCAGCCAAGTAATCCGAATCCCGAATGCGGGACTCATCACCCGTGAACGTCTGCAGGCTAACGCACTCATCCGGCTCGTCAGGCATGCGCCCACGAAACAAGTTCGTGTTAAGCGTCGCGGCACCTTGGTTGTCAATGCGTGTCGCTACGTCCGTGAGGATGCTCACAACGAATCACCTGACCTACTCACGAGCGAGTTCACCTCGCAAGCCTTGCCGCATTTTGCGGATGACTTTGCGTGCGTTCTCCCGCGCAGCGGACTCCAAAAACTTACGTTCGGCACGCTCATCCGAGTAGTTAAGAAGGTCCCCTGATGGACTGATACCTTCATGCTGATAGCGAGCGTACTTAACGTTCGTGCCGACAATGACTGCGTTTTTAGGGCCTGTCACGCCATTGTTAACGGCCTTACTACCCTCAGGGTGTGCAGCGTTCGTAGTGTGTTGCGTACCGCGTGGGTATTGTGGCTCATCACCACTGTGCGCCCACGCGATGCTTGAGCGCAGCACGCCAGTCTTCACAGGCGACTTTCTTTTTGCGGCGGTTGCGACGGTCGTGCCGGCAGCGTCAAGCGCAGCTTTCTTGTTTTGCTCCAACGCTGCTTTAACGGCTTGGCGGTTGTCTTTAATGCGCACGCCAATACTCATTGCAACGCCGCCACGAAGTGTGAGAACGTGCCTTTAACGTCACGGTTTTTGCGGACGCTTTCGACGTACCTCGCAGTGCCATTTTCATCCGTAATGCGGTCGCCAACCTTAACGGTTGCGGTGGTGCTCACGTACGTGCTGGCAACCCTGGTGATGCCTTCACCATCATCCACACGTTCGGTTTCCGTAAAGAAACGCACTGCAATGGTTTGCGGGTCGGCGTACGTGTTGCCGTCGTAAGCATCGCGTGCTTGCAGCACCTCGAGCGTAGCCTCTTGACGGAGGAACCGTTGCACGTTCACAGCTTAAGCACCCGGTAGTCATCAAGCATGCCTTTAACGGTACTGATTAGACCGTTGCTGTCGCCATCGCGGTACGTGACTCTGGCGTTGTCAATCGACTCGCTCTTAACGGCTGGGTCACGTTGCGACAGGACGTGCGCTGCTTGCGTTACGACAGCAAGGCGAATGTCAGCCGGCACGTCTTCCGCGTCGTCACCGTAACCAGCAACAAACCGGATGGTCACGCCCGCCTCGGGTAGGACTTCCGTCGGCCACGTTTCAAGCTGTCGTGGGACAACTGAGCCTGGGTCACTGCGGTTGTTGACGAAGTACACGGCTGGGTCGATGGTGGACTCCGTGTTGCTGTAGTCCAGCACCTTAATGCTCGTCACCGACTGTAGTGGCGGCCTGGGAATCTCCACCGCGTTAGCAAAGCTGTACACGGTATCAAGCCACCACGGCGCATCGCTTGGTCGTTCCTTCGGAAAATGGTCCAGGAACAAGTCAAACGTTTGCGTTAGGAACGCACGCCGCGTGTACTTCTCCGCCTCAATCGTCACCGCATCAATAATGCGCTCAACCGTTGGGTTGCCCACGTCCGGGTCAGCACCAATCTGGTCCTTAACCTCCTGCGCGGTTACCAACCGGTTAACGGGGGGTGTCACCCTACGTATTGTGTATGCCATGAGTACCCCCTAAAGGTACGGGAGGCAACCATTAAGGCTGCCCCCCATATTTTGTTTACGCGAAGTCGAGGCTCTTGGCCGCTTCGGCAATCATCACTTTGCCACCCACGCGCTTACGGGCGATGTAACGCACTTGCCCAGAGGCAGCGAGGGTGAACGGGTCACGCTGGATTTGCACGCCGGTGCGGTCCACGATGGTGTACGCGCGGCGGTAGTCACCGAAGATGATGGGTTGCGCACCACTGGCGAACGTGCCGGCCGTGGGGGCGTCCAGGTCGGTGGCTTCCACGTACGGGCTGCCAAGGATGGTGTTCGGGTCACCCGGCGCGATGCTTGGGCTCCAGATGTAACCACCAGCGGACGTCTCAAAGGCGCGGATGAGTGGCAGGGTGGCGCGGTTAAGCATCCACGCGCCATTGCGGGCGTACTCAGCCTTCACGCCGTACGCAAGGTCAAACAGGTCTTCCACCTGCAGGGTGCCGGCGGTGTCTTCGTTCGCGCTCACGCCGTCAATACCCGCGGAGGAATCCAGCAGGCCGGTCGGTTGGTTCGTACCAGTACCGCTGACGAACACGGTGCCTTCCGCCACGCCGAACTGCTCGCCGAACTCCATGGCCATTTCTGCCTCAAGGTCGAACTCGGCGTCCTCAAGGAGTTGTTGGCTGATGTCCGCACGGGCGTACAGTTCGTGCGCCTGAATGTTAACCAGTTCGTAATCCGGGTTGGTGGTTTCGGTGCGCGTGGCAACCTCACCGATGAACGAGGCGGACGCGGTGGTGCTGCGGCGCGGAATGTCAATGGCGGTCGTGCCAATGTTGATGACGCGCGCGAACTGCCGGACGGGCGAGAATTCCACGACGGCTTTCTGGATTTCCGCCAGGTACGCGTCGTTCTGAAGCACGCCTTGGTTGCCGGTCGTGTCGTCAAGGTTCATGAGCTTGACTTCAACGCTGCCGAGTTCAGTGCCGTTGACTTTGCCGGTGGCGGCCCATTCACGCAGTTCGTTGCGTTGCTCGGTGGTGGCGGTCTCCCGCACTTCGTTCTGCTTGACTTCAATTTCGTCGAGGCGGTCGTTGACCTTGCCGATTTGTTCTTTCAGCAGGGCGGACTCTTCACCGAACTTGCTGCGTTCTTCCTTGGCGGCATCGTTGAGTTTCTTGAAGTCCTCGAATGCGCTGTGGATTTCGCCGTGCAGTTGCTTGAGTTCTTCTTGCATCATTTGTCTCCTTTGGTTGAGTTGAGGGTTTCCCGGTATTGGCGGACTTCCGCGAGCAGCGTGGAGAGTTCCGAGGCTGGTGCGGTTTCATCAACGGGCTTGACGGTCGCGACGGAGGCGGCGCGTAACTCCCGTTTGATGTCGTTGAGGAGGGTGACCATTTCCCGTAATTCCGGCTGTTCGTTCTTAACGCCCGTTAGGACGGCCGACTCGTTGGCGGGGAAGGTCACGAATGAGTACTCGTAAAGTTTAAGTTCTTTAATTTCGCGCGTGCCGTCCTGGTTGCGGGTGGCACCATCGCGAGGGATTGAAAAGCCAATGCTGAGCCCACCAAGTATGCCGGCTTTGGCGGCTTCGTACGCTTCGCGGGCTTTCTGCATGCCCATCAGCAGGCGACCGCGCACCCTGAGGCCGCGTTCGTCCTCCATGGCTTCGATGGTTGCGCCAATGGGTTCGTCCGCTTTGTGTTGCCAAAGAACGGGGATGGGCCGGTTCTTCATGCGCCACGAGTTCAGCGTGCGTTTAAACGCGCCAGGCAGGATGGTGTCACCCATGCTGTCCATGTCGTACGTTGACGCGTAGCCCGTAAAGAAGCCTTCCTCGTCCAAGTCGTCCATTTTGAACGTGAACGCTTTGTGTTCCATGCTGCCCCCTTGGCGTTCCTCCGTTGGTTCCGGTAGCGGGTCAATAAGCGTCAAGGTGGAGAACCTGTGGCCCACCTGCGTATCGGTTTCACTCCATCCGTCGCCGTCTGGACGGTAGATGGTGATTAGGGCAGCGGGGTCTTCTTCCGTGCCGTTGATGGTGAAGTCACTGTCGGGCACGTCAATCTGGCCGTCTGTTTCGATGCGGTCAATGCGACCGCGGGCAATACCGCCGCTACTGTCCCAGCGTACGAAGTCACCCACTTGTAACTCTCCGGGTTCTGCTTTCATGCGTTCCTCCTCT